TGGAACTGGTGCTGGAACTGGTGCTGGAACTGGTGCTGGAACTGGTGCTGGAACTGGTGCTGGAACTGGTGCTGGAACTGGTGCTGGAACTGGTGCTGGGATTGGTGCATTATCTGGTAATACAGGAATAACAAATTTAACCCCTACAACATCAATACCAAGTAATACAACTCCAACTGCTGTAACAGATAAGTTGACTCCAACTATGATAAAAGGCTCACAAATAGCGTCGCCATTAGGTAACTTTACTATTCCTGTGGATTCCTATGGTAATCCAACTTACAATCCAAATCAGTTACAAGAGATTCAACAAGCAGCTGAAGGTGGTATAATGGAACCACAATATTTTGAAGATGGTGGACAAGTTGAAGGTTTCTTTAAACCTTGGAAACCAATTCAAAGTAGAGGGCAACGAATTGAAGGTCACCCATCTTTAACTGGTTTAGGTGGCGTTTCTTTAGTTGGAAAAGCAAATGGCGGCGAAATGTCTTATCAAGATAGAGTTTTGCCTCAAGAGCATAACCCACAGTTTTTCAGTGAGGGTGGTTTAAACTCAATGAAGCACCGTTATGTCCAAGGTGCTGGAGATGGTACAAGTGATTCCATTCCAGCGATGTTAGCTAATGGTGAATTTGTAATTCCAGCTGATGTAGTATCTAGCCTTGGTAATGGTAGTAACGATAGTGGTGCTAAAGTATTGGATGCGTTTTTAAAAACAATCAGAGCACATAAGCAAAAGCATGATGCTAAACATTTGCCACCAGATAGTAAAGGTGCATTAGCATACTTATTACAAGCAAAACAAAAAGTGAGATCATAATGGCAGGAACGACAACTTCATCTGGTTTAAATAATATTTTATCCAGTACGAATCAACAACAAACAACACTACCATCTTGGTATGATGCAGCGCAACAAAATGTCATCAACCAAGCGGGTTCTGCTTTGGGTCAAGCTCCTGGATTAGGGCAAACAACTGCTCAAAGTGCAATCAACACTCTTCAAGGCCCTTCTAACCCATTTACTCAAGCTCAAACTAGTTTAAATCAAATTGCAACTGGTGCAGTTAATCCATTTACTACAAATCCAATTACTGGTGTTACAACACCAAATACCGATACTCCCTTAGGTGGTTTGTTTTCAGCTCAACAACAACAGTTAAATCAATTGTTACCGCAAATGACCTCTGGTACAGAAGCTGGTGCTATTGGCTCTGGTAACTTTGGTAGCCTTCGTGGTCAAACTGCAGTTGATGTTGCTAGAGGTAATGCTTTTGATACATTAGCGGCACAGCAAATGCAATCTGCTTTACAAAATCAACAAACTGGTGCAACAGCAGCTGGGGCATTAGGTAATGTTGGTGCTCAAGGAGTTACCGCAGACTTAACCACTGGTGCTGCTCAAATGAATGCACCTTTCCAAGCACCAACCAATTATGCTAATTTGGTTAATGCAGTCAATGCTCCAGGTACAGTATCTTTGCAAAATCAACAGTCACCATTACAGATGATTTCTTCTTTAGCTGGTGCACCAACTGCGGCTGGCAATTTAATAACCAGTATTTTTGGTAAAGGTTCTGGCACACCAGGAACATCTGGTTACCAAGCTCCTGGTTTAGTAAGTTTGTTTAATCAGTATTTTGGTTCTGGTAGTAGTACTCCAACCACACCAACAACAGATACCACTGGTGGATACACACCAGATCAAATAGCTGCGGGTGCTAATAACCCAGTTGATCCTAATATTGCAGCTCAGTATAATGCTGATCAAATTAGTTAAGGAATAATATATGGCAGACTCAAGCGGATTAGGCGCATTAAGTAAAGAAACAATTGCAGCAGTTGCTGCAGATCCTACTTCATCAGATATTTTAGCTAACATGCAACAGCGTGCTAATGAATTAAATAGCCCATGGCGTAAATTTCAATCTGATTTGGATTTAATGGTTGCTCGTGGTCATTACAATCCAGAGCCCGGTGTTTCACAAATTATGCAACAACGCAATTTAGATGAACAGCAGTTGCAAAATACATACAGCAACATGGCTAACATCAACATGATGCGTCAACAAATTGGAAACACTAACGAAACTTTTAAAAATTTACAACCACAAAGTGGCACAACAAGTCAAGGGATGCAAGGTGCTACCGATGGTGGTCAAGGTAATACAGCTTTTGATCCCAGTGGTTTGACTCAACAACAATTATTAGTCCTTAATTCGTTAAGACGTATTCCAGATGGTGGAGCAAAATTTAATGAAGCTCTTAAAGAATTTGTTCATGAAAATTCAAAAATTGCACTGCAATCTAAATTAAATCCAGAAAGATACAGTGTAGTTCATGGCACTATAACGGGATACGATCCAGGGGGTAAACAACGTGCCCTTGAAGACGACTGGTATAAGTATGAAATTGAAGATTGGGCAAGAGGTATTCCACCAGCTAGAGCACCTTGGTTGAAAAAAGAAAACCCTAGTGTTCAAAAGAAAGCTAATGGTGGTGCAATTCGCCACATGGCCGATGGTAATTTAACTGCACCAATGGATAATTCGGCTCCTCAAGATATAGGTCAACAAACTCAATCATCTTTCTTACCACAAGCTGGCACAGCTCCAGTTATGCCACAAGATGGTAATACACCCATGTCTAAAATTCTTGCAACCTTAATGGGTGCAAAAGAAGCTCAAGCGGCTCCTCAAGCTTCTGTGACTGTAAGCCCATACACTTTAACACCTAAAGAACATGTTGGTGCTGAATGGCAAGGTAGAGAACAACAAAGTGGATTGCAACAAGAACAAGCTAAAAATCAAGCCGAACTAGAGTCTTTAAAACAAGAGCGTGAAGCAGCTGGTAAGTTTATTGCAGACTTGCAAAACCAATCGTTTAGTCCAACCACTTTGCAAAAAGCGCAAGAGATTATCGATATGTCCAAAGAACATCCTAGTTACTTTGGCTATGGCTATAAGAATGACCCCATTGGTATTATGATGGGATTGACTGGAGCTACCGAAGATCCTGCTATTACAGATGAAGCTAGTAGAAATACTAGTAGATTAGCTTCTATCAAACAGCAATTCCAAGGTGAAAGTGCCATGGAAAAAAGATCGCGTTTAAATCAATTAGCTAAAGAACTTGGTATTGCATACGAGAAAGAACAGTTTGGTGGTACTGGTTCCAAAATGGGTGCTCAGTTAACAACCATTTCTCAAGCCGCTAAAGGTTTGGGAGCTAACTTCCCAGCTTCACAAAATATTGCACAAGCTTTAACCATTCAATTAGTTCATGAAAGAAATTCAGAATTAGCAAAAGAATGGAATGCTTATAAAGGCACTGTAAAAAATGCAGATCCATATGTCTTTATGATGGCTCCAAAAACTCAAGCAATTCTTAATAAATGGAATTTGGAATTAAATAACCAAGTTAGTAAGGTTATGAATAAACCAAAAGAAGGATCCGAAGATAAAGATGTTGATGGCAATCCTATTGTGTTTAAAAATGGTCAATGGATGAGAGTTAAAAAATGAGCGACGATGTAAAATACGAACCCGTTTCAAAAGATAAACTTCATGACTATCAACAGTTTCATGCTAACAGAAAAGAGTATGAAGATGTTGAGCCCTATCAAGGTGGTATAGCTGCCGAAATATTAGGCATTCCAACTATTGCTGGTGCTAAAACAGTTAGTGGTGTATTGCGTTCACCTATTACTAAAGCAATTACAAACAAAATATCTGAGCAATTACAACCCGGCAGATCTATTTTAGATCGTCAAATTCAAGGTACTATTGATCCAGAAACTGGTGCAACTGGTCGTGCAAGACAGACTGGTTATAACGCAACCACTATGGAACAAGCTGCTGAGCGTGCACAAACTGCTTTACGTTTACAGTCTTTGGATGAGGCTAGATTAACTTCCCCCATGGATCCTTTAAGAGGCGGTCCAGGCTTTAATGCATCTACCCCCTCTGGAATCAATGTACCACCAAAAGCTTTAGAAGGTCTTGATTTAAGTAGAGTTGGGCAACCTACTCCTAGTGAGCCAGTTCCCCTTAATGCTTATCAGCGTGCTATTCAAAAAGTGCAAAACATCCCTGGTACTGAAATGGCATCTAAAATTGTTAGCAACCCTATGGTTAAAGGTGCTGGCATTGTCGGTACGCTATTTGAAGGTGGCGAAAACGCAGTGCGTTTATATAATCATTTAAAACATGATCAAGTTGGTCGTGAGTTTTTAGATGCCCTTGGATTACTTAGCAATGTGGCTACTGTAGCTCCAACTCCAATGAGTCCATGGTCAAATATTGCTGGTGCTGCAACATCTATTCCCATTGGTATGTATCAGCGTCATTTAGAAGAGCAAGACGCTCAAAATAAATCAACTGGCGGTTTAACTACTCTGGATTAATTCATGCCATACATCGACCCCATAACTGGAGCCTATGTTGCTGATAGCTTAAATGCATTACCCCCTGGTTATAACCAGCCCAGTGCATCTGACGCAGCTAACATCGCTAAAATGCGTGCAGCAATTACCAATCAAGCAACGCAGACTCCAGCACCATCTTCTACGCCCAGCTTTATACAACCCATCCAAACGGCTATGCAAAACATGCCAGGAGCCCCCGTTGGTCAAGCGGCTATCTCCATGGGTTCCGATATGCTTGGTGGTCTTATAGGCAACCTATATGGTGCCTATAAGGGTATTACGGGTGGCGAGTATGGCAAAGGCACCGATATAGTGCAACAAAATGCCGCTTTAGCAGCTCAAAATCTACACTACACCCCTCCTACGCAACAAGGTCAAAATCTTGTTAGTGCAATCAACAAACTCCCCGAACAAATTACTGGCTCTTCAATGGGCATCGGCCCATTACCCGAACTGATGGGTATGAATTATCGCTTTACGCCAGATGACTTGCGTGCCGGTGCCACATCAGCTATTACGGATGTGCGTAACTTTCCTATGGATTATGCTAATGCCAAAGCGGGTTTATTGCGTGACTATCCTACATTAGGATCTCGCGCGGCTGGTGCTACAGATACCGCTACATCTATAGCCAAACCATTGGCTGAGATGGCATACAACCAAATTATGGAAACTGGCGGTATCAAACAACCTTTTGGTATGCCAGATATTCCAGTTGCTAATTTTGCAGTTAAGCCAAAAGGTGGCAACTGGCCAACTAATTTGGGAAGTACTGATCGTTTGTCTTTGCAAGGTAATATTGGTATGCATCTTGCTGATACTCAAATTAGCGATCCTGGAGTAAAATGGTTTGAAAATTTACCTCGTCAAGTGCGTTGGGATTGGGAACGCTATGTTGATAGATTAGCATCGGAACATGGGAATTTAACACCTCAACAAAAACAAGCTTACGCCGAAGAATTTACTAAAGATGAAAATACCAAACGGGAAGCACAAGGTCAACCATTAATTACATTACCTTCTCAATATGAAGCTATTGCTCCGCAGTATAACTCTTGGGTAATGGGTCCTTATCAAAAATATATTACCAATCAGATGGGTACTGGTTTATCATCTGACCCTTTGGTTCAAGCATTTAATGAAACCAGTATGCCTGTCAATGAGTTTTCTAAACTAGTGGATGCTCCAGATTATCGAGCAGAAGGTGATGTTGGTAGAGCAGAAAATCGTCGTCGAGATTTTGTTAAAGAGTTAACTAGATATGGTCGTAATACTGATCGTTTAGAAGAACCTCAAAATGTAAATGTTGGCAAACAAACTGCTACAAGCCCAGCTGGTATAGCTGTTGAAAATGCTTTAGACGCAGCATTGTATCCTAAAGGTACATATGCGTTTAAACCAGAAGAAGGTTATCCTCATGCAAGTAAATTATCTTCTGATGCCATCATTAATGATTTTATCCACAATCACCTTGATGAAACAACGGCACTGCCAATTATTCAGAAAAAAGTATTGCAAGATTTAATTGCGGGTAATTTAGATGTTAATAAACTGTCTAATTTAACACCTGCAGTTGTTGCTCGTCAATTAATTAAAGATGAGATGGCAAGGCAAAAAGCATTACAGTCAAATAAAGACATGGCTGACTCTTATCGTATTGCTCGTAACAAAGAATTACCAACTGACTTAACATACCCAGATGGTTCTAAAATGGTAGTCTTTACTAAGGCAGATTACGATAAAGATCCGTTGATGCTGACCAGGGATCTATCACAAATTACCAAAGATTTACATCAGTGTATTGGTTCTGGTTGTCATGGTACCGACGAATATCCAAGACATGGGCCTGTGTTAGAACCACATACTGGTAAACCCCCAAAGGGTAGCACTGGTAATTTTAGATATGCTTCTTATTTTGAAGGCTTGCAAAAAGGTACTAGAGAAATTGCTTCTCTTAAAGATCCCCAAGGCGTATCTCAATTTACTGCCAACATTATGATTCGTGGTGGTGATTTAAAAGGTACTCCTAGAGCACACAGACAATTTGTTAAAAACTGGATAGAACGAGAAATACGCAACGGGAATGAAAATGAAGCAGAATGGGCGCCTATTTTAAGAAATTTTGATAACGAAAGTTATAGTTACATGCAAGCTGTTTTACAAAATACGCCTAATTTAGAAGACGCTTTTAATGAGTATTTTAAACCAGAGCCCGAGAAATATATAACCGAAATGAAAGGTTATGACAATGGGGAAATTAAGCCAGAATACATTCCTCATGTTAAAGAATGGTTAAATCAACAGTCTGATTTATCTCGTGTTGACATGGATAAATTAGAAGGTGAGATTTTTGATCTTCAAAACTCCCATAGTGCTAATAATTTATTAGAAAGCAAACATGATGATTGGAATTCTGTTGCAATTGAAAACCTTTTAATAGACGCACGTGATAATAAATTATTACCAAGGTTTTTTGACGATAAAGATTTTGAAAAATTAGCTGGCGATAGGCAAGTTGATTTGACTGAAGATCCAATTCACAAGAGTGGTGGATTAACCCCAGTGGCTCAACGAGCTTATGAAGGTGTAAGTCAGCAGATTGTTGATACTTTTGAAGATGACTATGTTAGAGAAGCTTTTTCAAATGGTGATAACCCCGCATTGAATGCCATTATTAGAGAAATTCAAGAACGCCCTAATGGTTATGGATTGGGCAATTACTCTCCAGCTGTTCGCAGTCAAGTCATTCAAGCTTTGCGTAACGAAGCTCAAAGAAATGGTAATTTAAATCAAATGGCTGACGAAATGCAAAATATGGAGCCAGAAAACGCAAACGAATTTCAGCCAGAGCGTTTAACTGAAATGCAACTTAGTGCAATTGATGAGAATATGCAAAATTATTTTGCTGGTGATCCTAATTATCTTAGGCCTGAAGATATGGTAGAACCTTTTGCTACAGATACTCGTATTCTAATAGGTAGTCAAAATCCAGAGGCTCAATTGCCACCTCTTTCACACAGACGTTTAATTGATACATTGTTAGATCAAGATGAAAATACTGAAGACATTCGTAATGTAATTAATCAGTTACAAGCTCAAGGTGCACAAGGTACTGGTTTAACCGAAGCACAAGCAGAAAACGCTCTGAACATCTTAATTAGCTGGACAGAACGTTATCCGCTTCGTGAAGAGTAATCACTTCCTATAACGCTTACCAACCCAACCTTCCGCTGCTAACGGAAAATCTAGAGCCCACTTAGGTGGTGTAGTCATCAAAGTGACTACACGATCTAAGGCGGTTTGCGCCTGATGTTCATCTACTAACATGAGGACTTCATCATGGATCAAGTTAAGCACCTCAAAGCCGTTCTTTTCCAACAACAAACAAGCCTCGGCCAGCATGTCACGCGCGGTGCCTTGGACAGCCGACTGGAAAATACTACTACCAATCAACATATTACGACCCCACTTGCGGGTGAAAGTGTTTTGATTGACAACGGTGATGCCTTCTCTCATATCACCCCATGGTGTCAATTGCTCCTCGACCTTGGGATCCCGCCAGCAAATAAATCTACCACTCGGTAGTTTCATCCACAACACATCTTTTGCATACATGAAACGAAGCTTACTGGCTTCTTGCATTTCATTGGGTTGTTCAATTGCCTTGACCGCTGCGTCTTGGCATTCATACCAAAATTCTTTTACACGCTTATAGTCTGTTCGATATGCGTTAACAGCTTTTTGACTTTGAATCTCAGTAAGTTTTACGCCCATCCCTTCGGCATATGCCACCAATCCCTTAGCACCTTGACCAAACATACAGCCAAGTACAGCCGACTTGGCTATTTGTCTTTGCTCTTTGGTGACTTCTTCGTAGGGCACATTGTATAAAGAGTTAGATGCAAATGTTTTGTACTCGTCTAGTCCTTTTCGGAAGAGCTCCACTTTATCAGTTTGCCCAGCCAGCCAGACGCCAACTCGGTTTTCAATTGAGCTAAAATCCACATCAACGAAGGTTTTACTTTCTGGAGCCTTGATAACACTTCGGACGAGGGAGGAAAGTTCTTGCATAGAAGCCACTCCTTCAACAAATGCCTTTGGTATTGCTTTCTCAATCGCTTCATCATCGAGTGTAGGTCTAGCAATATTTTGCAAATTAAGACCGCCACGACTGGCCCAACGACCTGTCGAAGCTCCATGGTAAACGAGGGTATTTCTAATCCTGCCATCTCTTTGTATCTCCATCATTTTGGCGAACTTCGCCACACTAGTTTGACTTCCCTCTTGACGCAACTCTAAAGCCCTACACACATTTTTAGATAAGTTAGTGTCCGCTAACTTAGCGGCAACCGTCTCAGCGGTCATGTTTGCCATGTCCGCACCTTGGGCATTGAGCCAGCCTAACAACTTGGCTCGCTCGGAAGGTTTGCACCCCGTTATAGCCAGCAATTCGTCATCTAAAGCACCTTGGGCTCTGTCTACAGCCAAGACTGCATTCTGGAGCTCTTTAAGAGCCACAGGAACGCCTCTAAGGTTGATCCGCTGGGTGAGGTACCAGACCTCTTGTTCAAAGGCTGTGAGGGGCTTTAAAACGCTTCCTATAGCCATTTCTGTACGCACGTCTTGGGAGCAATATTCAAATAGCTGGGAAAGCAGTTCGGGATCGTTGTTAAACTCACCTTTTTTGTTTGGTTTACATAACTTCTGAATCAATTTTTTGCCAATCGGGTCTTTCTGATACTGGGCATCTAGAAGGGCACCAGCGTCATCTAAAGCTTGGGGGATGTTATTGGCTGCCGCTATAGCCATGGTGTCAATGCACTGCTCTAGCTTTAGTGGTGGCCAGCCGTATTTAGGCACACAGACACAGTTCCAGATGGCGTACTCGAACATGGCGTTCCATGCTTGGATTTTGCCGCCACGTTTGACATGGGCTAACAAAAACATTAGGTCTTCGTTTGACGGATCAACTCGGGGTTTTGTAACAATAACAGAATCTGTTGTTAGGTTGCCAAACGCAATACACAACACTTCTGTTGTATCGTCGTTGGCGTAGATGTCAAGACCTACATCGGGTAGGTTGGCTTTACTACGGGTTTCAAAGTCAATGCTGTAAATCATAATCGCTCCTATGGCAAGCAGACGTATCTGCGGATTAAAAAAGGGGTGACCGAAGCCACCCCAAATACTACCACCAATTATTTAAAAAATCAAATCTCACAGCTTCCACCAGTACAAGCTAACATCTGAGCGCCTTCTACGTTGTCGGTTTCTTCTTTGAGAAGAGTCCAATCAATCTTTGGCATCTTAGCTTTAAGTTCTTCGTACTGCTCTTTGGTGCATTCTTCATAAGGCGCCTGTCGATATGTTCCGCCGTCATACGGGAGGTATGAGACTCCGCTGATTTCGTCGAAGTTGTCCCAAGTCCATGCTCCGACACTTGGCCAGTCTTTTTCTTCGACTGAGATGGTGACTGAGGGCTTGTGCTCGCACCAGTGTCTTTGGTATGTAAGCCAGAGTTCCAAATGGGAAATGGGGGTAACGTCAGCTCTTGTAAGTCCTGCTGGAGCTTTTTTAGCGAAGCTAAATACTGTCGTTTGAGTGGGTTTGTATACGCAGTCCTCCGCAGGTACTCCTTGGGCGACCAAGAACTGGCTAAGAGGGTCCTTTTTATCTCCGCGCACTCGTCTAATGTAATATTGGGAATGTCTTGGATGAATTCCTGATGCGCTATCCACCAGTTGAGAAACTGTTCCGCTGGGTTTGATTGCAGTGATTGCAGTGCTTTCAGGTATTCCAAGTAGTGCTGCCCATTCTTTATTAGTCTCTCTGGCGCAGATTCGTAATTCAGCGAGGAGTTCATTTAACTGTTTTCCTTGTTTTGTGAGTAAGGGATTATCATAGATTCCAGTGAGGGAGACACCCAAAAGCCGTTCTTCTTCAGTATTTCTCTGCCACACCTTCCGCAGATAGGGGAACTTCGTGAAGGTAGACTGGATGGTACCAAGGATAGAGGCGATGCGCACTTTGCGCAATAAAGTTTCTCTGGTGTCGTCATGGCGTACTACAACCTCACTAAGATTACAGAATTGGTATGGTCGGAGAATGATCTCTGAGCATGGATTAGTTCCGAACTCATGATTTGGATCACGATACCCGTATTTCGCAACCGTCTTTTGAGCAGCCTCCCGATTAAAAATCCCTCGTTCACCGGAATGGGAGTTGTAAAGTGACAACCACTCTTCCATGAACTTTCCGACAGTAGGTGTTTCTGAATACACCGCACTGTTGTTCGCAAGAGCGCGGTGTGGTGCTGTTTCCCACCATGGTCCAGCTTTTGCATGTCGAATCCTTTCATCATCTAAATCGGATAGTGAGATCATAGCAGAGCGGCGAACACCACCAACCACCACAACTTCACCAATTTTACACATCAAATCGTGGCACTCTAATGAATTCAAGCGACGACCTTTGGCACTTTTAAATGTCGCAACTGCAAAGTTAAACAGGTCGACTAGTGGTTCTGGCCCTGAAGCTCTTCCACCAAATGTTTTGAGTCGTGCTCCGGCTGGGCGGATGGACTCAACATTCCACTTGGGGATTTCGCCAGCCCAGAGATGAGCGAGTAGGAGGCGGAGAGACTTTGCCCATCCTTCCTTGCTATCGTGTACGACGATGGTGTGCTCTGAATCAAACAAGTTTTCTGGCACTTCGGGCAAACGGTTAATGTACTTGGATTCAACTGAGAACCCAACGCCAGTTCCGCAAAGCAAAATGAACATTGCTTCGTCAAACGACTTGGGGTCATCCACTGGGAGATAGCTGCAATTATAGATGCAAGTATTGTCACGATCGGCACTCTTTCCTGCCGTCATCATGGCACGCATGGACGGCATCAAATCTAGGTTATGGATAGAATCAAAAATTTCTTTCTTTAATTCGGTGTTGTCTGTAATGGCTGGAGTTCTGGTAAAAATGTAATCTACAAAACGTTGTACCGTCTCTGGCCAAGTCTCTCTGCGTTGCTTGTCATCGATAAAACGGGCATAACGGCTCATTCCAATATATTCTTGGTAGCTGTCCATTTCGTTATATTTTTTATTACTCATTTACCATTCTCCACATTGTCATTGCATTTTTATTTTTATCACCGCCCATTAAAAAGGCAGTGTTCTGTGGGCCATATCCCATTTCTTTTAATGCTTTTACCATTGTTAAAACTTCATCTGAAAATTTTGATGGGTATTTCCAATTGGGGTTACTGTGATTGTTGAACTTTGGTTTAAATTTTTCAATCTTGCTTAATTCTAAATTTAGCGCCGCTTCTTTACTTAAATAGCTTGCTATTATGCTTACAACATCTTGCATTGTATAACCTAACGCAAACAATTCATTTAATCTTTCTTGGTGATTTTTCTTTCTATTAGAACCTCGACATAGCCAAGCTCTTTCGTAACTACCCATTCCAATGTATAAAATCTCACCGGTTTCTGGGTCTGTGTGTTGATACACATAATATTGATCCATGGTTTCTTTTTGTTATAGGTTAAAGGGAAAAATGCCCCACCAAACTTCGGTGGGGCTAGGCACTACAGGGGAGGAACTACAATGAAACTATTAAGCGAAATCGACTGCTGCTGATACGCCACCACCACCAAGACGCTCACCTTCTTCTAGCTTTTGGATATTACCTAAGCCACAAGCGATGCCTTTTGCACCTTCGACATTGTAGGGGTAGAACTCAATTGCAACACGACCATAGCAACCCGAATACAATTCATCTGGATCCAAAATTGCATTCATATCAGCGTCAACAACGCCTGGTTTCTTAGAAGAGTTTGCATTAATAAACATGCAACCAGCGTACTCTGGCTCTTCTTTTTCTAAATCACCATCACGCAAACCGCCTTTGAGCAACTTAGGAACGGAGCCACCGAAGAAAGCGGCTGAGTTAGCTTTAGCTGTTTCAAATGCTGTATTGATTTTGGCGATGGTTTCTTTATCTGTTTTAGGGATAAGAATTGCTACACCATATTTACCAACGGTGCCATCTTCTTTTACTTGTGGTTGAAATGCATATACATAAGACAAACGCACTTTACCAGTTACTACACGAGGGTTCTTTGTTGCCATTTTACTGTTTTCCTTATTTACTGTTTCTTGATTAGATTTGAACGGCACTAATCTTTACCGTACTGTCAAGAGTATACCACAGTTTCCTATAGTGTACCCTAAAAACATAATTGCTGGCCCAACATTGCCTTTGAAATACTGATCAATTGCAACACCTAAGTATATCATAGTTGAAATAATAATTAACGGTGTGCTCATTCTGCAAAGTCCTCAATTGAACTATCGGGAACTAACTTAGGTGCAGAGTCTGGACGCACAATTAAATCTTTTAGAATATTTTCTATTTGACCTTTTTTACCAAGCTTAACAATTTGCGGTACAGACTTGGGTTTGTGTTCATACAAGTCATTTTTATTAAAACCATTTTCAACAAGCACAGTTTCAGCCAAACTAAAATCTGTGATTTTACGGTGTCCTTTTGGAACGACAAGTTTAAATCCGATTGGTACAACATTCTCTTCAATAGCTTTCTGAGTTACATATGTCTCAATGTCATTGACATAAGATTTTAATTGAGATACTTTAGAAAATACTAAACGGATCTCTTCATCGTCTAGTAATGGGGCTGGACGGAAATCGAGCTTAGCTATTTCGTCGACGAAGTCCGAGCGCGCTTTGCACGTGGCTTTGGCGCGGCAGAACTGGCACCAGTCGCCTGGGAGGAAGTCGCCCGTACCTGTCCACGCTTTTTTGGCTTTGGGTTTGACGAAGTAGTTTGCCCAGTCGATGAGCTTGGCGACGGACGTGCCATCGCTGCTAATAGAGTCGAGTCTTGGCTGGTGGATCGTGTAGATGACTTCTTTGATGTCTGGGTATTCTTCTTTGAACTTGGCATACGCACCAAGGGCGTAGAGGCGTAGTTGCGTATTGTCGATCGCTGAGACGGGAACGCCCCGACCGAATTTGAGGTCAATGACCCGAATGGAGTACTTAGAAAGTACAACCACATCGGCCGTACCAAAGCCATCAGGCACCCACTCAGAAAAGTCCACACGCTGTTCAAACAATGGCTTATCGTGTTCACCAATTTGACTGCGGACGTAAACGACGTAGTTGTCGACATACTCTTCGAGTTCATCGTTGTAGTATTCACTTTCTTTAACCTTCTGTACTTCGTCGTCATATTCTTCTTGTCCTATCTGGTTTAATTGGAAACGCAATTTTACTTCAGCTAATGTATGGGCAAGTGTGCCCTCAGCGGAATGGTCAAATGACCCCGGTGCTTTCTTTTGTTCTGGGAGAGTTGCTTCTAAGCGGGCACTTGGTGTGCAGGATAGCCACCGTTTTGAGCCCGAAGCTGAGAGTAATGCGTGTGCCGTCATTCTGATTTCCTTGTTTTCTGTTTTACTGAGTATATCTACTTATGCAAACTTTACCATAAAAAAATCATAGTTTGGTTTCACCATGTGATAAATATTTAATGGCTAATGTAAGTGATTGAATTGAATCACCTAATTGTCCTAAAGCGGAATTGCAAGCCCTACATAAAACACCTCTAATTTTTCCAGTTTTATGACAATGATCTACACAAGTGTTATATTTATTTGTAAATTGTTTTTTGCAAAGGGCGCAACTATTATTTTGATTTTTAATCATTTGTTGTTTTTGGGTTAAAGAAATACCATACTTTTTATAGTGATATTTTTCCCAATTTGTATTACTAAACAAGTTTGCACACTTTTTGCAATCGGCTCTTTTACCGTTTTTTCCAAGTTTTTGATTATAAAATTCAGATAGTGGCTTTTCAATGCCACATTTTGAGCACTTCTTCATTGATACCCCTTAATGGTTTATTGGTGGACTAGCTAGTGATTAAGGCACTAGCAAGGGAGCTACCCGATTCGTCCGTTGATGATTTTACTACTCTTTTGCTTCTCGTAACTGTTTGATTAGATTATTAATCTCGCCAGCAAAGTCAATTTTGATATCTTGTTTGATCTCAGCTTTCAATTCTCGGGTTTCTTTGTAGGTATCTTGGAACTGACCACGAACCGCAATTTCGACCATTCTAGAGTTAAATGCCTTATTGTTGACATTCTCGATCATCAGTTTTTCCCAATAGGCTTGGGAGTGCACTAATGCCATATCTAAGGCATCTTTAAATTCTGGATACTTCTTTTCCCAGCCCTTCGCTACATCATTAGTAATACCAATGTCAGCAAAAATCATCTTCTTGCTGGAGCCGAGTTTACCCATCTCAATCATGCGATCGCACATTTCGGGTTTGAAAGTATATTTTTTAACTGCCACACTTCCACCTTTTCAACGCTGCAGCTTTGCGTGTTGGCTTGCCGTTCTCATCTTTCATGGGTCCAGGCATGCCAGACATGCGGGCACAGAATGATTTCTTGCGTGGTCCGCCTTCTGGTTGTGGTGCTTTTAAATTGGAGCCAGTTTCTCTATTGTATTTGGCGCGACCTTTAGCTGTCAGTCCAGCACCTTGCGATACTGGTAGCTTTTCGCCACGACCAATAGATAGGGATGGGCCTTTCTTTTTAGTAGCCATTATTTTTTCTTTGCAGTTTTAGCTGATTCAACAAATGCTTGTTTTGTTGGAGCACCTTTGGTGCCTGGTTTGCGCATCTTCTCGCCAGAGCCAGCTTTTATGCGTTCTCTTTTTGCGTTGATGTTGGCATAGAGTCCGGGTTTGGTTGCCATAATATCTCCTTGGAATTAGGTTAGGTTTCCGAGCGTTTCACAACGAGTCGTACTCCCTATATCTACTTATGCAAGAAACGCTTGATTTTCGCCCAAAGGCTAGGTTTCTTTGCTTTCTCTTGTGCAATATGCTCTTTAAGCAATGTGATTACACCAATCTCCACCAACTTACCAGTTGTAAACTGATTTAAATCTAAATTGTAAGTCGCTGATCCGTCATCATGATCCATAGCATGGGTCATCGTGAACTGGATATCGTTACCGTCCAAAAGGTATGCTGGCAAGCAATTTTTCTCTTTGCTCTTCAAGTTCTTCGAGCGTGGGGATGCCTTTGTTGAAGATCTCGTCCCAGTTTTTGTCGAACTGTTCTTGGTTTTTGGGTTGGATTTGTTTATCACCTTTTCCTCCATCATGGGTTGTCATTTGGGTTCCTTCGCTTTTTTAATCTTAAATGCTTCTCTTAATTCATGAGAGTGTAACTTCTTGCCAGGCTTTTTAACTTCACCAGCCGCTTTAGCTACCTTAGCAGCTTTTTCACGATCAGCAAATTTGCCGTTTGACAATAAAAAACCACGCTTGTCTTTCTTTACGCCGGCTTTCTTTTCAATCTCTTCGTGCGAGTACGCTGGCGTGTCTTTAATGACCTTACCAGACTTAGTTTTAATTGCGGGTTCTACTACTTTAATTTTAGTTGCCATTATTTATTCCATAAAAGTATTAACACAAGTCCAATGATTGCTACGTATCCTATGATTGTCATTCTGTAATTCCGTGGGCGCGTTCAATGGCGCGGGCGAACTCTAGTAACCTAGGATTGTATGAGTAAAATTCACGCATTATTTCTTTTATTTGTTCTTCGCTCAACGGGTACTCACCAGCGTGTAGCTTGTCTTCTGTGGTGAAGGTGGTCATAGCTTTTTTCCTTCTAGCAATTTGAGCATGTCTTTGTAGACTTCTTTAAATATTGCACCAAATAACATTATAAAACAAAAAGGAATATACCAAATTGGCAGTGTGATCGCCATCAAAGCAGCTAATAGTTTTTTCATTTTTCTTGTGCCTTTCTTAGTATTGCTCTAGCAAAATCATGGATTTCGTATAATCTTTTTTCACCAAATGGCGCACTGACTTCTTTGTATACCTGACTTATT